AAACAAGACTACGAGAAGATTCGCAAGCCGCGGGTAAATGGGAAACAGAACAAGGTGGTGAATATTATGCAGCGGGTGTTGGATCAGCCATAACGGGCCGTGGAGCGGACTTACTTATCATCGACGATCCGCATTCAGAACAAGATGCTCTCAATGCACAGGCCTTGGAACGTGCTTATGACTGGTACACATCTGGTCCAAGACAACGTTTACAACCAGGTGGTTCTATTGTTGTGGTCATGACAAGATGGAATACAAAAGATCTTACAGGTATGCTTTTAAAATCTCAAAAAGAATTAAAAGCTGATCAGTGGGAAGTTGTAGAGTTTCCAGCGATCATGCCATCAGGTAAATCTTTATGGCCAGAGTTTTGGAAGTTAGAAGAGTTAGAAGGTGTTAAAGCATCGCTGTCCGTTGGTAAATGGAATGCACAGTGGATGCAAGATCCAACTGCAGAAGAAGGATCAATTATAAAACGTGAATGGTGGAACGTTTGGGATAAAGGTTATGTGCCACAACTACAACATATTATTCAATCTTATGACACCGCGTTCCTCAAAAAAGAATCCGCTGACTATTCTGCCATTACAACGTGGGGAGTCTTTTATCCGAACGAGGACAGCGGACCGAATCTAATTTTGTTAGATGCTCACAAAGAAAGATTAGAGTTTCCTGAATTACGTAGAGTAGCATTAGAACAATATAAATATTGGAACCCTGATACAGTTATCATAGAGTCAAAAGCTTCTGGTTTACCTTTGACATATGAGTTGCGAAAACTTGGTATTCCTGTTATAAATTTCACTCCTAGCAAAGGTAACGATAAACACGCTAGGGTAAACGCCGTTGCCCCGTTATTTGAGTCAGGGCAAATCTGGGCGCCTGATGAAAAATTTGCAGAAGAAGTGATTGAAGAGTGCGCAGCGTTCCCTTATGGGGACAATGACGATTTAGTAGATAGTATGACTCAAGCTGTGATGCGATTTAGACAGGGAGGATTTATAGGGCATCCAGAAGACGAAAAAGACGAGGCGAACAAAAAACCTCAAATAGAATATTACTGATGAGCAAAATTAAATTTGGCATAGGCGCATTACAAGCAGCACAAGAAAATTATCAAATCATATTAGATAAATTAATTAGAGGTTATCAAAAGATAATGAAAAAAGATCCTGAAGGTTTGGATCTTATCAAAATTAAACAAGAAGCAAGACAACGTGCAGAAGATTCAGCAAAAGTTGTAGACATGGAAGGTAAAACTTTAAACCCTGATAAACCTATCATGGGTGGTACACAAGATTTTGGTGAAGGTATTAAAAAAATTTACGATGAAGCAAAAGGTCCAGGTAAAGGTGATGAGATGGTGGAAGCTCTTAAATCTCCTGGTGCAAGAAAAAGCACAGAGATTATAGAAAAACAAATTCAAGAAACTTTTCCAGACATAAAACTTTTTGGTGATGAAACCTTTGAAGAAATTTTAGAAATACAACGAACAGGTAAACACCCACGAATGAAAGCGGACGGCGGTAGAATTAATTTTAGAACTGGTGGTCCCACAGGCGCAGGTAGTTTACCAAATATTATTGGAGCAGATTTAATCGGTCCAGGTTTAGGTTCATTGGGTGGTATAGAGGAAGAAGATGAGTTTGCAGAGATTCAAGGTCAAACAGCAGGACTTGGTATTTTTGGACCTATTAGTAAAGGTATTCAAAGTATATTTGGTCCAAAAATAGGAGCAGCAATATTTGAAAATTACGTAAGAAGACCCGCTGTAAATAAAGG